ATGTCTACGATAACCCTCTCTCGCCTCGGCTGGTCGACCCCCGACGGTCGCCGCATATTTTCCGATCTCGACCTTCAGTTTCGCCCCGAACGCACGGGTATCGTCGGGCGCAACGGCGTCGGCAAATCGACCCTGTTGCGCCTGATCGCGGGTGAGGCAACGCCGACGAACGGCGCGATCAGCCGCGGCGCGCACATCGCCATGCTGCACCAGACGGTGCAGGTTGCCGCCGATGCGACGATTGCCGATCTGTTCGGCGCGCGCACGGCGCTGGCCCTGCTCGCGCGCGCCGAAGCGGGGACGGCGTCGCTCGACGATATCGCAGAGGCCGACTGGACGCTGGCGTCGCGGATCAACGAGGCGCTGGCCGGTGTCGACCTGCCACTCGATGCCGCAACCCCGCTTGTGCATCTTTCGGGTGGGCAACGCACGCGCGCCGCGCTCGCCGGCGCAATATTCGCGCGGCCCGATTTTCTGCTGCTCGACGAACCGACCAACAATCTCGATCGTCAAGGCCGTGAAACGGTGCGCGCAATCCTGCACGACTGGCAGGGCGGCGCGATCGTCGTCAGTCACGACCGCGAACTGCTCGAGGAAATGGATGCGATCGTCGAACTGACCGCGACGGGCGCCGCCCGCTATGGCGGCGGCTGGAGCGCCTATCGCGCGCGCAAGGCGGTCGAACAGGCGGCCGTCGAGGCCGACCTTGCCACCGCAGAGAAGCGCGTCGATCAGGCCCATCGCCAGGCGCAGGCCGCCGCCGAGCGGCAGGATCGCCGCGATTCGCGGGGCCGGAAGAATGCGGCACGCGGCGACATGCCGCGCATCGTGATGGGGGCAATGCAGCGCCGCGCCGAAGAATCACGCGCTGCCGCCGGGCGGCTGGCCGAACGCCAGCAGGGACAGGCCGAGCAGGCGCTCGCCGCGGCGCGCAGCCGGATCGAGATCGGAGATCCGCTGGCGATCGCGCTGCCGTCGACGGGCCTCCCGGCTTCGCGGACAGTCGTAGCGTTGGAGCATGTCCGCGCGGGCTATGACGGCGGCGCACCCGTCATCGATGATTTGTCGCTCACGATCACGGGACCCGAGCGATTGGCAATCACCGGCCCAAACGGATCGGGCAAATCGACGCTGCTCGCGCTGATCGCCGGAACACTGACGCCCTGGTCGGGGAGCGTGCGCGTCGGTGTGCCGTTCGCGCTGTTCGATCAGCGCGTCGCGCTGCTCGATCCGCTACTTTCGATCGCCGACAATTTCCTGCGGCGCAACCCCGGGGTCGGCAACAATGCCTGCCGCGCCGCGCTCGCACGCTTCCGCTTTCGCGCCGACGCCGCCGACCGCATCGTCGGCACGCTCAGCGGCGGGCAGATGCTCCGCGCCGGGCTTGCCTGCGTGCTCGGCGCGCCGCAGCCGCCGCAAATGCTGATCCTCGACGAACCCGGCAATCACCTCGATCTCGATTCGCTCGCCGCAATCGAAACCGGGCTCGCGGCCTATGACGGCGCGCTGATCGTCGTCAGCCACGATCCCGCCTTTCTGGACGCGATCGGGGTGAGCCGCGAACTGGCGCTGGGCGACGACCGCGATCACCCCCCACCCGGCTGATGCGGCGGCGACTTGCCAGCGGCGTCTGGCTGTGGCAGGGGCGCCGCTCCCACGGCGTGGGGCGCTTAGCTCAGTTGGTAGAGCATCTCGTTTACACGGCGATGGCGCAGATTATCCAGCGAACTGAAATCCCTACGCTTTCTTGGCCGTGCTTTGCTCCGGTTCGGGAATATTGCGGGACTCGCTGGCATCGAGGCCGGCGCGCACGTCGTCGTCGAGGACGTGGGCATATTTCAGCGTGGTGGCGATGTTGCGGTGGGCGAGCGCTCGCTTGGTCAGCGCCAGATCGCCTGTGTTGCGCAGGATCCGCGTCGCGCGGGTGTGCCGGAGGTCATGCATGCGCAGATCCGGCAGCTCGATCGCCTTGCGAGCATCGTCATGGACTTCCCTCATGACGCTGGCGCTGATCGGATAGCGCTCGCCCTGCCGGCGCTGGGCGCGATCGCGGCGACCGCTGGCGGTGGCGCGCTGGCAGACATAGGTGAACACCTTCGGGCCGACCTTCGGCTGGTTGGCGATGATCAGAAGCATCGCCTGCGTTAGCGGCCGCTCAACCATCGCCCCGCCCTTCACGCGCGTCCACGCGGTGCGGTTCGGCAGATCGAGGTCATTCCATCCGAGACCGATCACCTCGCTGCGCCGCCAGCCGGAGAGAAGCAAAAACTCGAACGCGGGGCGAACGTCGGCCCGGACAGCGGCGAGATAAGCATCCTGTTGATCGCCGGCGCTGAGCAAGCGCCAACGCGTTCCCGCCGCCTTGAGCCGCAAGGCGTTCCAGTCGGGCATGTCGCCGATGTCATATTTCGCCTTATCGGCCCGGTGCCAGACGGCGCTCGCAACCTCGATCTCGCGGTTCACGCTGCTATTGGCGCGCATCTCGCCATTGTCGCGGATCCGGCGCGCCGCGAAGTGGTCGATCAGCATGCGCTGGGTGATTTCGGAGAGCAGGCGTCCACGGCCAAGACCCGACACCAAAGCCGCGAGAATATATTCGGTGGTTTTCCAGCTCGGCAGGGCCGAAGCATAGTCTTGGTAGAACCCCGCGGCATCGTCGAGCGTGATCGGCGGGCGGGTCCGCGTGGGAAGGAGCGCCTCGTGCAACCGCTGATCGATGATCTGCTGCGCTAAGCGCTTGTTGTCCGTTCCCGTCGAGCCATGAAACCGACGACCGCCCCTGACGAAGTCGTAGTGCCAGTGCGGCGATCCTTTCTTCGGGATGGGGCGGGGCATTGCGGCGAATCCTGATGGCGGGCAGCGACGTGCTGGCGGGCGATATAATCGGCGATGTCATCCGGCGTGTGCCGAATCTTGCGGCCGTCGAGCCTGACGTAACCGATTTTCCCCGCCGCGCGCAAACGGCGCAGCGTGGGGACCGATATCTGAAGCTCGGTCGCGGTTTCCTCGATCGTCAGGAGCCGGGTCACTTAGGCCGACCTCTCCGGATTCAGATCTTCGCTGCGACCAGGCGCGCGCGGCGGGATCCAGAAGGTAGGCGCGTGGGGCAGCGGTTCGGCCCGCAGATCCCACACGACCCACATGAAATCGACTTTGCCGCCGTCGTGGGCGCGCTTGCCGAGCTGCTCGATGACGTCGCCCGGCGGCATCGACGGGCGTTCGCACAGGATGTAGATCCCGCTCGGCCGATGATCGCGCTCGAAGAGTTTATAGCGGCCCTTGCTGGCGAGCCACTTCACCGGGAGCAGCGCAGCCACCTTGTGCGTGGCGACCTCGATCGCGCGGCGTATGCACTTCTCTGCGAGACCGCGCACCAGCGCGCCGTTCTGGCGGCTGTAGGGTGGATTGAAGAAAATCGACAGCGCGTCGCTCGCTTCGAGCAAATGTCGCTGGTCGCCCATCCAATCGTGGACGCCGAGGAATCGCGCGCCGGCGTAGCGTTCGAAAAGATCGGTTCCGAATGCCTGATGGCCCCGCTCGGCGAGCGCTTCCACAATGTTGCCGGATCCGCAGCATGGATCGAGATAGGTCACGCCTTCGTCGAGCGGCAGGAAGTCGGCGAGCCGGTGCGTCACCCAGCGCTCTTCGACGTACCAATCCCATGGGTGGCGACTGTTTGCAGAGGAAAGCTCGCCGCTCATGTCCCCACCAAATCGCGAAAGAGGAGAGGCTCGACGCTTCCATCTTGATTGACCCTATCCAGCCAAACCGCGGCGCTCGGCTCGTTGCCGCTCCACCCGTCGGGCCACGTCTCGGCCGCGATCAGTTCGCGGATCCGCGCCTCCTCTTCGGCATTGATGATGTCGAGCCGGGGTCGGCCGCGTCGGTCCGCCTCCTCGTTCACGCGGCGCTGAATATCGAGCACCGTGTCCATCGCGTGGAGGCGCGCCGCGAAGGTCAGCGGCCCCATGCGCTGGGGGTTCTTCGCGATCTTGCCACTCTTTAGCGTTTCGGCGCCGGCCTTGCGGATGCGCTGCGCAGGCTCCCGCATCCAGCGATGAAGCGCGCGGATCTCGCGCACCGGTGCCAGATACGACCATTGCGGCATGGCGATGATGTTCTGGACCGCTGTGTCATCCTCGGCGAGCGGGCATTCTAGGCAGCCGGTGCGCGCATTCTTCTCGACTGCATCGTCGCCGCCATAGGCATCGGCCAGAATCGCGGTTGGCCAGCCGCCGAACTCGGGCTGCGGCGCATAGACCTTCAGCCAATCCCAGATGATGCAGACGCGCCAATGCAGCAGCGGGGCAAGCGTCGCTAACCGACCACGGATGCCCTTCGCCTCGGGCAGCACCTTCTGGTACCAGCCCTGCCCGCACTCAGCGCCGTCCTTACCGCACGACATCGCGATTCGGCCGTCGCGCACCGCGCTTTCGCCCTGCCGCACGCCCGTGATCATCAACGCCGAGCCGTCGATCCCGTCAAGCGCGCTCGCCAGCGCAGCCGTCATCGGGTCGACCTTGATCTGCCGCGTGCACCAGCGCAGCGTGTTGTTGTTCGGCGGGGGGACGCCGCGGCCGAGAATGTAGACCCAGAATCGCTTGTCGAGCGGTGCGGTCACTTCCTGAAATTCAATCCAATCGCGTTCGCGCAGCTTTTCAATGATGAGCTGGGCCGACACCTCGATTGGCAGCAACTCCTGCCGGGTCTGGGCATAGAAGACATATAGTGCCTTGGGCCGCGGCAATTCGCCCGCTTCGATCAGGTGAACGATCAGCGTTAGCGCGGCCGTGCTGTCCTTCCCGCCAGACCACGCAAGAGCGACATGCTCATGTTCTCCCCAATAGGCGCGCAGCGACGCGAGGGTCATCTCGATCGCTTCCTCGCTGACCATGCGGGCACCTTGTGCGAAAAGGTTATCGACAACGCGCGTCATGGTTGCACCTTTCCTTCGCGGGCGATTTCGCGGTCGATGGCGTCAATGAAGGCGATGGCGATGATGACGCCCTGCACGGCCTTTTTCCGGGCGGCGGGCAGGATGCGGCGTTCGTCGGGGCCTTCGGCGCGCTCGGTGGCGATCTGGAGGAAGGACGTGGCCTTTTGGCCGATGCTGTTCAGCGGCATGGCGTCGTCGGCCGCAGCATCGTGGCCGAAGACCATGACCGAGCGGGCGCGTTCGCGCATCAGCTCGTGCATGATCTCGATCAGCGCCGGGCTAAGCACCTGGTCGACGGGGAAGTCGGGCAGCGGCGCGCTCATGCGTCCCTCCGCAGGTAGCGGCGGATTCGGCGACGGATGCGGTGGATCCAATAGAGCTGCAGGATCTGTGTCCCGAGCAGCACGATCATGATCGTCGCGATGATGAAGACCTGATTGTCGGTCATGCGGCCATTCCTTCGGTTAGAGCCGACAGGCGCGCCTGATTGCGCTCGATCGAGCGACGACGTGCCTTGATGCGGCAGGTTTCGATGTGGATGAGGCGCCAGAGGCGGTCGGCCTCGGCATCGGTGAGAGCGCGGGTACGGTTAATCGCCTGATAGGCGGCGATCTTGGCCTGCAGCTCGGCGTCGGACAGGCGGCTCATCGGCGCTCTCCGGTCGAACGAGGAGCAGACGCGGCGGCGATCTGATATCCGCGGTGCAACGCCATAGCGGCGATGACGAACGTGATATTCTCCAACTCGGCTTCCTTGCCGACGATCTTGGCGAAGGCGATGTTGACGATCGCGACGATCGCAATGGTGCCGAGTGTTTCCGCCCAAGGTTTCAGCCAGCTCTTCATGCCGGTATCTCCCGAATGATAGAAAGGGGCGCGCGTTCGCAGTCGAGCCAGAGGGCGCGGCGGCGCAGTTCGCGATTGCGATCGGCGGCGGCTTCGCGCGAGCGGTTGCGGCTGGCGGCGATCGCGGGGGGCTGGGGCAGCACCGGAGCGTGTCCGCCGCGACCGCGACAGACGAAGGTCGGGGTGCCGACGATGCTGGTGCGGTGACCGTGCGGCTTCACAGGGCGCCTCCCGCGATCAAGAGGGCGAGAAGCGCCGCTGGCAGGCCAATGACGAGGAAGGCTGCGTAGGCGACAGCCGCAAGGAAATCGGGCCAGCGGAAGAGCGAGGCGATTTCCTCGGCCGCGCGATCGGCCTCGGCCGCGCTGATCGGAAACATGGTCAGGAGGCGGCGCATTCGGCACCCCCCGCCGCCGGATAGGCGGTCATCAGCTTGCGGCGGACCAACACGCTGTAGTCGGCGACGGTGCGGCATTCGGCGGCTTCGTCGTCGGTGATCTCGATGCCGAAGCAATCCTCGACCTTCATCACGATTTCGACGTGGTCGATGCTGTCGCAGCACAGATCATCGACCAGGCGGTGCGTCAGATCGACGTGCGACACGCGCAGGCCGAGGCAATGCTTGACTGTCGCGCAGAGCCGCTGCTCGACGAAGGTGGCGTGGTTGAATTCGGGTTTGGACATGCGGGATCCTCCCTTGCTGTTGGGATCAGGTGAGACCGATGGCGGAGCGGTAGACGTCGAGGATCGCGTCACGTTCGGCGCGATCGTGCGGGCTCATGCGGCGGAGCTTGACGACTTCGCGCATGATCTTCGGGTCGTAACCCTGCGACTTGGCTTCGAGATAGACATCGCGCTTGTCGTCCTTGATGCCCTTTTCCTCCTCTTCGAGCCGCTCGACGCGCTCGATGAAGAGGCGGAGCTGGTCATCGGTCGCGCCGGCGTCGCCCGAGCGGATCGTCTGGCCGCGCGAACCCTCGACACAGCCACCGCAGACGGTGAGCGGGGCCTTGGTCATGCCGCTGGTGTGACGTTCCCAGCCCGCCGGAAGCAGGTCGCCGTCCATGAGGCCGGGGGCGTCGCATTTGGCGCAGAAGATGCGCTGCCCGCTCACCGGCGCGCCTCCCGGCGGGGCAAGTCGCTGGCGCGCATCAAGGCGCCGGTGAAGCCGGCGGCGAGGATGCCGATCGCCATGCCGGCGCTCGGGCGGTCGAGCGGCCGCGGCGCGCGCGGGTCGACATGGCGCTGTGCTATCTGATCGGCGCAGTTGCCGCAGCGCACCGCATCATGGCCGTTCGGGGCGGCGCAGCGGATCCAGCCGACCGGAAGGCGTTGCCGATCGCCATAATGTTCGACGTGGCAATCGGCGCAAATGTAGATGCCGGGTTGGAAGGGCTTCATTTTCAATCCTCCATGACTTCGTCGCGGGCCTCCGGCTGGGCGAAGACCCAGCAGTGGATGACCTTGCTTTCGAGGCGGGTTTTCACGTTCTTCGCCGCGATGAAGCGGCGGGATTTCGAGGAGCGGAGGAGCTGCTTGAGATCGTCCATCGGCGGCGCCTGAATGCCGCGATGGCGGCACCGCTCCTCGAACATCGGAAGGCTGACGGCGATCAGCTTGTCGGCCTTGGTGTGCAGATTTATCGGTGTGCTGCCGCCGGGTTCGTTGGCTTCGAACCAGTCGAACAATTCCCAGAATTTCGCGACATGGGGGTGGTCGGCGCTGATCGCCTGATGCCGCTCGCGGATCATGCCGCGGATGAATTCATGTCCTCGCTCGCGCACGTCGTCGGGAATCGAAATCACGGTCGCGAGGGCGTCGAGGCCGGCGGCGAGCTGGGCGTGGTTCTTGACCAGGCGCTGGTGTCCGACGCCGCTGGCGGCGGGCAACGCCTTTTCGTGCTTTTTAAATGCGGCGAAGAAGGCCGCGAGCCACGCTTCTTCCTGCCGGATGACATGGACGATGAAGCCCGACAGGGTGTCGGTCGGCCAGCTTTCGATAGCCTCGGCCGCGACCTTGGTTTCCGGGCTCCAGCCTTCCTTGTTGATGGTCAGGCTCATGAGGCGTTCGAGCAGCGCCGCCGATGCCTTTACCGCGAAATTCTGCGCGATCACGACGCCGCCGCGGAAGGGCGGGTCATAGGTTTCCATTCCGCCCGAGCGGACGCCGCGTGAACGAACCGCGCGCCCGTTATAGGCGGTTTTCAGTTCGTCCCATTCGAAGCGCTTGCTGTGCGGGGTGCTTTCGTCGCGATCGCCCTCGATCAGCACCACCGGCAGGTTGCCGACCTTGCCGAGGTTGCGCGCGATCGCCGCCGAAGTTGCCTTGGTCGGGTCGAAGCCTTCGTAGGAATCGCGGCCGTAGAGCCGCCAGAGGAATTCCAGCAGGGTCGATTTACCCGATCCGGGTTCGCCGATGATCTGGAGGAAGGCGAGGCTCTTGTGCGCTTCGCGGATCTGTTCGGCGAAAAGGGTGATCTGCCAGAAGGTGAGCGCAATCAGGCCCTTTGCGCCATAGGCGGTCCACAGCTTGGGGAGCCAGTCGGTCCTGAAATTGTCGCGGTCGTAATCGATATCGAGCAGGCGCTCGGGCGAACGCAGCTTCACCGCCACCTTGCCGAAATCGAAATAATCCTCGGCGTTCAGATCATAGACCCGACCGGCGCGCACGGCAATGTCGCCGAGGATCCACGCGCCATGGGCCTTGCTGTAACCGGTGAAGTCGATCGGCTCGACCGTCTTGAGGTCGCGCGTCTGGATCTGCATCAGGCGGTCGAGCTGGCCGGTCGTGCCGGTGAACATGCCGCCGAAGGCGAACAGGCGCTTCTTGAACTCGGGCGCTGCGGTGAGCTGAGCCGCCGAGAAGCGCCCCTTTGCGGTCGGCGTCTTGCCGCGGAAATCGACGCGCAGATAATAAGCGGTGTCGTCGATGACGTCGTCGCGCTCGCGGTAGAGCGTCCGAAAGGCACAGTTGGCGATCTCGTCAACCTCGGCGCAGGCGCGGATCGCGGCTTTCTCGGTCAATCCCTCCTTGAGCCGCACTTCGGCGATGCGGGCCTGATTGAAGCTCGCCCACCACATGCGATTGTCGAACGAGAAGCTGAACCCGTTCCAATGCTTGCGCTCATGAATGAGGCAGGCCTTTTCGAGCGCGCTGGTCGCGATGGTGACGCGGCCATTCCAGAAATATTCGTCGAAGTCGGCGGGGGTGAGCCGCCCCAGCTCGAGAAGATCGTTCCAATCCTTTGCATCGCCCTCGACCAGGCTGGCCTGACAGGCGGTCGCGGACCAGCCCTCTTCCTCGGCGCGCTTGACGAAATCGCGCGACCATTTGACGCCGGCGGCGCCGACGTCGAACGCGAAGACCAGTTCGGGCCGATGGTTGGGGGTCGGGCCGTTGGCGATCGCGAGGCGCAGTTCCTGCAGCCAGTGTTCGGGCCAATTGTTGACCGTCATCGCCGACACGGCGGCATGCCCGGCCATCGTCAGCGCCCATGCGTTGAAGATGCCCTCTGCGATCAGGATCCGTTCGGCCGCGGCCTGCTTATCGATCGTCAGGGCGGGCGGCGCCCAGCAATAGCCCTTGTAGGATTTCCCGCCGGCGGCGCGCTTGGGCTGAAAGCGGGCCTTCATTTCGAAGCGGCCCGGCTGGTCGATCAGCCGTTCCCACCATGTCCCGCCGGGCAGCGGGAAGCGCACGGTGGCGGTGCCGATGTTGCGCTCGGGATCCTTGTAATATTCTTGGCTGTAGCAGCCGCGCATGCCGGTCAGATCGAGCTTTCGGCCATGCTGGAGGAAGGCGTCGGCGGCGGCGTTCGGATCGGCCTCGGTCGCCTTGAACCGCTTCGACCAATCGTCGAAGATTTCGGGGAAATAGGACTTTACCGACTTTTCATAGCCGCAGCGATTGAGCCGACCGCATTTAAGGACGAACGGCTTTTCGGCGTGAACATACAGCTCCTTCTTGTGGCACTCGGGGCATTTGCCCTTGCGGTACCACTCGCCCTCGCGCCGGAAGGCGAATTCCCGCTGCAGGGCGCGGTCCAATTCTTGGGCGAGGGCGTTGCTCATGAAGGAAGGGCGGCTTTCGCAGGCAAAGGGGTAGCGCCGCCGAAAGCGAGGTTCGGCGCGCGGTCTGTTGGTTCATGCGGATTTGGTCAGGTCAGGCGGGGACTGGCGCCGGCGGTGGCTCTCCATCGCGGCGCGCCCGGCGGTAGCGCTTGGGCGTCACAGGATATTTGATCTCAACGCCGACCGGGGTCGAAACGCTGTGAACGAAGCTCATTTGCGCTTTCCAACGGTGGCCGCAGCCATTGTTGGTGCAGTCGAAGTAGATATCGCGATGGAGGATCGAGACTTCCTCGCTATCGCGCGCGCGGCCCGGCGATTTGCAATAGGGACAGCGGGCCGAAACGCGGCGGCTCATTGACGATACTCCCGTTGAATCATGCGCGCTTCGGCGCGGATGGCGAGCGCGGTGGCGATCACCTGGTCGGCCGCGGCCTCGATCTGTTCGGCTTCGGCGCAATCGACATGATCGTCTTCGTGCGCCTCAAGGATCGCCTCGGCCAGTTCGCTGTTGCCCTTTGACTGCCGGGCGAAGAGCATCAGAAGGTCGCGGCCCGTCGCGGCGATGTTCGGCGTCGGCACCAGCTCACGCAGCCGCTGGCGCGCCAATACGGTCGTGACGTGCGGGTGGCCCGGATAGCCGACCGTTTCAGCCTCCAGCGTCGCGATTTCGTCGGCGCGTGGAAAGGCGTCGGTCGTCGTGCTGCAGCAATCGCTGATCCGCTGTTGCCGGGTGCCGAGCCGCTTGGCGACCGCATCCTGTCCGCCATAGGCTTTCACGAGGGCGCGGAACGCTTCCTTGATTTCCTGTTGCTCGGGCGGGAGCGTGATGTTCCGTTCGACGCTCATGCTCGGATCTCCCGCGGGGCGGTAAGGAACTGATTTTTACCGCCTATCGCGCCGCCACAGATGCGGGCAGCTAGGGCCGCGCAGCAGCGACGAGCAGGGGTGCGGTCGCAGTTGGCGCAGGGGATGGACGGTGCGGAGTGCGAGGGCGAACAGGCTGCGACGTGCAGAGAGGGGAGAGCTGCCGCAGCCTGTTCGCCGAGCGGCGACGCGACCAGATCGCCGCCGATTGGTAAACGAAAATGGTGAATCCCCCCGAGACGCCTCACAGTCCGCGACCTCGATAGCTTGCGGCGCTGCTGCTCATGTCGGCCATATCCATCGGCGATGGATTGAAGCCGGGAGCGATTCGAGTGAACGCGATGCTGGATATGTGACGGTTGATGCGCAAATCGACGACGTGCGCTACCTGCGGAAAATAGGCGCAGATGCACCGCACCCATCCGTCCTGATCGCGAAAGGCGATCGCCTGCGTTGCTTCGCCGAAATTCTCGGGCAACCGGAACGAGCGGAGGATAGCCATTGCTCCGTTCTCTCCTTCGACAGGCCAAATCTCGCGGATATGGCGCTTCAGCAAATGGCGTGGATGGAAGATGGAAGGATCAAAGGCGTTCATGCGACCCTCCGATCAGCGCCTTTGTCGATGCCAATCCATCGTTCGGTCTGATCAGGTGCCGGCGGATAATCGCGCGGATAGATGTCGGGACGGAGGGCGTGCCGCGATACTCCGAACTCGCGCTCAGCGAGCAAAACATATTCCGCCGGAAGGCGCTTCGATGATTGCAGCCATTTCCAGAACGTCGGTTGCGGGACAGCGAGCCGGCGCGCAGCCTCGCTTTGCGAGCCAGCGATTTCGACGATGCGATTCAGTGCTTCGAAGGGCGAGTTCGGCGTGTCCATGCGCCCAACTATTCTGAAAGTGATAGATACGTCAATGGGAAAAGTGTCAGTGCTTGCTATTCCAAATGGAATTATGCCGAGAAGCATGAAGCATGCCGTCGATACCGACCGTTTTCGTAAGCGTTTGCAGGAACGTGGAATGACGCAGTCGGGCTTGGCCCGGCAGCTTGAAATTTCGCAAGGCACGATTGCTAAGCTCGCGCTAGGCGAGAGCGCTGGGTCGAAGCACCTTCACCGAATCGCGCGGGCTCTCGGAACGACAGCCGAGTATCTGACTGGTGAGATTGACGACCCCGCGGAAGGCGCCACGCCTCCGCCATCGGCTGAAGAATTGGCCGATGAGCTTGGCCTGGTCGCGATCAAGGAAATCGACCTCACGCTAGGACTGGGCGGGGCATATATCGGCGAGGGCGTGGTCAGCGAGATTGAGCGCTATTTGCCGCTGGCATGGCTGCGCGAGTTCACGCGCGCGGATCCGCAATATTTGCGCGTTGCGCGAACCCGCGGCGATTCGATGAAGCCGACGCTGTCGGATGGCGATCTGGCGATCATCGACATCAAGCAAAATTCGATCCGCGAGCAAGATGCGGTGTGGGCTATCGCCGTCGCCGATATCGGCATGATCAAGCGCATCTGGGCGAACCCGGATGGCAGTTACAAGATCAAGAGCGACAATCCGAATGTGGATCCAGAGACGGCAGTCGATGGCGAAATGTTCGTTCTGGGTCAGGTCGTCGGTAAATTGGGGAAGCTTTGATGAAGTTCTATCGCAGGTGCGCGATCGTCGTGCTGATTTTGGCAAGCGGCTGCAGCAAGCAGGATGAAGCCTCACAAGCCGTAGCGACTGCGAACGCGATCGAAGTTTCGACTGCCCAGCAAGTTATGGACGGTTTCGTCAAATCCGGCTTGCCGGTCGGCAAGGTCAGGAATGTATCCGCCTCCGACGATGCAAATCAGCTACTTGGCCGACCTCACCAATACACCAGCAAAATCGATTTCATCGACACACGGTTTCCCGAGGGGAAACTCGACGAAGCGACCAACAATATCGAGGTTTTCCTGAATGACGAGGACGCCCGTGCGCGGCGGGACTACATCGAGCGCGTGATGCGCGACATGCCGATGGCTGCGCAATATCTCTTCCTGCGGAAGAACGTGCTGGTTCGCGTCAACGGCGCGCTCACACCTGAGACCGCCAAAGAATATGAGGAAGCCGCCGCAAAAATAGTCGCGCCCTGAATCACCGATTCCAGCCGAGGCCTGCGATCCCGCGCAAGATATTGACCAAACAGGCCCATGATGACCGCCAGCGCCAGCCAGAATGCGAATTGCCGCGCCTTGCTGGGCGGTGGCAGGGGGTCGCGCGGATCTTCCCATGGGTTCGGCATGGCGCGACGATAGCGCCGCCGGCGGCGTCAGTCGATGGCGCCGAGATCCAGCTTCAGTTCGGAGATGAAGCCGCCGCCGGCGCTGACGCGGTGCGTCACCTCCGCGATCTGCCACTTTGCGGCGTCGATCTCTGCCTTGAACCCCTGCAGCGTCACCGGGCGGTCGGGCATCAGGGTTGCGTCGCCATAGGCGAGCGTCAGGGTGAATTCGGCCGCGGTGCGGGCATCGCGCCGCCGCGCGCCCTCTGCCGCCGCCTTCGCGTCGCTCGCGCTCGCATAGGTGCGCTTCAGGCGGCGCGCGTTGCCGCTGTCGCCCACGGTCACGACGTGACGCTTGGCGCTGCCCTGATCGTGCCATTCGGCCTCGACCCCGTCATGTTCGTCGCGCTTTTGCCGCGTCCAGCTATAGCTGGAGCATTGTTCGCGCGCGATCGTCAGGCCGGGGATGGTCGAACCTCCCGCGGTGGTCCCGGCACCGATGGGCGCGAGGATGAGCGTCCCGGCCTTGATCGTCGCCATGGCCTCATATCGGCGGCCCAGCTCATTGATGAAGGCGATATCGCTTTTCGCCTTTTGCCGCGTCGCCGGAATTACCGCCCCGGACAGCAGCGGGTGAACGCGCGGCGTCAGCCCGTGGCGCTTGGCGATCTTCGCGACGATCGAGGCCAAGGTCTGTTCGACCCAGCTTTCGTCGCGCCGTTTGCGCAGATCGGCGGTCAGGTCGGCGGCGCGCCCGGTGATCGACAGGCCATCGGGCGGACCCGACCAGGTGAGTTCATCGACGCGGAAATTGCCCTTATCGATAAGGCCCGCGGTCACGCCGCTGCCCTTCGCCCAGCCGATGGCGACCGCGAGCGTCGCGGTCGGCGGCGGGAGGGCGAGCGCGCCGCCTTCGTCGCCCAGCGTGATGTCCAGACTGTCGGCCTCTTCGCCGCGCTTTTCGGTCAGACTCAGCTCGCGCAGAATCGGCCGCATCGCCTCGGTCAGATCCTGCCCGTCGAGCGTCACCTGCCATGCCGCCATCGGCATGATCCATTCGTCGCGGCTCGCGGGCTGCAGCGCGGTCGATGCGGGGGGCTGGCTTGCCATCAATCGCCTGCGCGGGTCAGGTCGATGGCGAATTCGACGCGGCGTGCGCCGCCGCCGGGCAGGAAGGTGCTGCGCCGTTCGTCGACCGCCTGAATGATGTAATTGCCGATGATCGTGCCGTCCGATTGCACCATGGGATAGGCGTCGCCGGTTTCGGCCATCGCGCGGATCTGCGCCAGCGACGTGTTCGGCCCAGTCATTTCGGGCATCAGGACGCCCGGCAGCGTGATGGTCTCTGCGCCGGGGCCGAGGAACTGGAAGGCCGCGCGGGCGCCGAGGCGTTCGTTGGCGGCATGGCGCCAATCGCTGCGCCGGATGAATTCCTGATAGGCGATCGTGTCGATGCCGAAGAGAAACAGGCCGAGCGACAGCATCGACAGGCGTTCGCCGGTCACACCGCCAGCGGCGTCGATCTTTGCCAGCCCCTGCAGCTTGGCAGCGATGGTCGCCGCGGTCGCGATCGCGGGCATGTCGGGCAAGCCGATCAGGCGGCGCACGGTCGAAAGCTGCGACGTCGCGGACGACAGGTTCAAATTGCCGCCGATATCACCGATCTTCATAGCTGCCCCTTGCGCGCTTTGCCGACAGGCGTTCGAGTTCGCGCATGATGCGCTGGCCCATTTGCTCGCCATTCTCGCCCGGCTGTTGCTGGATCTGGATCGTGATGGGGCCAGTGATCGTCAAGCCGCCTGCCTTAGCCGGGCCACTGCCTGACGCCGCCAGCGCCGCCGCAGAGGGCGATCCGGCGGCGAAGGGGGAGCGCGGCAGGCTGAACCCTCCCGCAACGCCCTGTGCCAGCCTGCGGGCGCTATCGACGGGGCGGCGCTGCCCGCGATCGATGCCGATGGCGAGGCCGTCGCTGACAAAGCCGCCCATCTGCATGAACAGGCGCGACGGCGAGTTGATGCCGAGATAGGCCTTGGCGCCCTTCCATGCACCGGCAACCACCGATTTCAGCGCGGCCCATATCTTGCCCGGCGCCGCGCGGATCCCCGCGGCGATGCCATCGACGATCGAGCGGCCGACATTGACGAAGTTGGCGACGTAGCCGCGCGCCAGAGCGACGGCACGGCCGATCGCGGCGACGCCATTCCAGAAGGCGCCCTTGATCCGGTCCCAATTGCGATAGATCAGGTAGGCGGCACCGCCGATTGCCACCACGAGCAACGTGATCGCCAAGATCATCGGGTTGGCGAGCATCATGGCCCCGGCGCGGAGCAGCCCGCGCGCGAGGAAGAGCGATGCGGTGCGGATGACACCGAAGGCGCTGGCGACCATCGGCCCGGCGCGCGCGGCGACGCGGCCCAAGAATGTTAGGCGCCGTCCGGCCTCGTCCACGGCGCGGAACTGTTTGAACAGACGATAGGCGGTCGAGAGCGGGCCGAGGATGGCGCCGACGCCGAATTGCACGATGCCAAAGCCGATCTTCAGCCCGACCAGGCCTGCCGCGATCTTCACGATCCCGGCGGCGAGCTGGGGATTGGCCTGCGTCCATGCGAGGACGTGGGTCATTGCGCCCTTTACGGTTAGGCCGAGCTGGTTCAGGCTCGGCAGAACAGCCTTGCCGACGAGCAGTGTCACTTCGGACATCGTCCCAAGAAAATCTCCCCACATGACTGTGGCGTCCTTTGCGACACGGAGATTGAAAGCCCTGTCGATCGTGCCGCTGCTCTTCATCGCGTCGTCGCGAACCTTGCGGTAATCCTTGAGGTTCATGATCATCGCGCGGATGCCGGCCTGTGCTTCGCGATCTTCGAACGCATAGCCTAACTTCGACAGGTCGCCTCCGATGGCTTTGTCGGTGATCATCGCGATGGCTTCGAACGTGTCATACCCCTGATTGCGGAGCTTCTTCATCGCCGCTGGCAAATCCACGCCGAAATTCTTCTGAAACGCCCGTACTGTGCCGGGCGCATTGATCTTGCCGAGCAAGTTGGTCACCGCTGTGGCGGCTTCGTCCGACGTGCCTGTGCTTCGGCGAGCCATCTGGAGCGCCGCCGACAGGTTGCCGACTGCTGAGAGACCGGATTCTCCGAGCGCATTGAGTTGCGCCGTAAGGCTGGGGAAGTATCGCGCCATGTCGCGAACCTCGAAGGCACCGGCGTTACCCGCTGCAGCCATGATATCTAGCGCACGCCCGGTGTCACTGACGCCAACTTTCAGGTTTTGAAGATTGGCGAACGCTGCATTAGCGCCATCAGCGATATCGACCTTTAAGGCGGTACCCATCTTGCTGATGGGCGCGATCATGATGGCCGCAGTGCGTGGGTCTAAGCCGAAGCCAGCCAGAACGTCCACACCGGCGCGGATTTCCTCCGGCATCCTCTTTGCCGCCCGAGCAGCTCGAAGGATGGTATGTTCGAGCTGTTCTGTTTGTCGGTTGGTCAGTTCCGCCTTTTGCTGCAGATCGACCATCCCGGACGAGAAATTGCCCGCCTCGCGCGCGGCAAGGATGAAGGGCGCGGCCATTGCCGCCCCTTCGATCACATTATCACGCCCCCTCGATCGCAGTTCGCGACCGCGCGCGGCGATGCGGTCGGCGCGCGCGGCGATGGCGAGCAGGCGCTTCTGCCGGTCGATCTGGCGATTGGTGTCCTCGATCTGATTGGCGAGCGCGCGCTGGCGGTCGATCAGATGGGTGACATTGCCCGACGCACCGCGCAGTTCCTTGCCGGTAGCGGCCAGCTCGCGCTTGAGCCGACCGCTATCCTGTTGCAGCGCGCGCAGGGCGCTCGCCCCCGATTTGCTGAGGCCGACGATATTCTTGAGTCCGCCGTTCAGCTTGTCGAGGCCAGCGGAGCTGAACTGGACGATCAGGGCGAGCTTGTTGCCGCTCATCGTGCCGCCGCCATGATGTCCGCCTTCATCTTGAGCATCGCCTTCATTCGGTCATTCGCGCGGCCGTGCCATGCGATCAGTTCGTCGAGGTCGAGGGCCTCCAGTTCGGACAGCGGCCAGTGAAAGATGAAGGCGACGTCCGCGATCAGTTCGTCGACGTCAGCTTCTCGATCATCGCCCGCTGCGCCGAGTTGAAGAAAAAACCGGTGATGACGCCCCCCGCCTCGGCGATATCGTCGGCCTCAAGGCTTTCGGCGTCGGCGACGGTCATGATCGGGTCGGAGATGCGCGGCAGCACGGTGATGATCGCGTTGACGTCCGCCGCCATCAGATCCTGCAGGTTAAGGCCGCGCAGTTCGCCGCCCTTCGGCTTGCGCAGGCGAATGTCGGTGATGACCTTGTCGCCGCGCACGAAGCCATGTTCGAACTTGCATTCTTTCCAGACCGGCTGCTTGGTCGCGCTGGGCGCGGGTGCGTCAGACATGCGGATTTCCTTGCTCTGTCATGCGGGAATGCGGTTTCTCCGCCCCGACGCGCCCGCATGTACGCGCCGGGGCGAAGCTGGTGGGCCTAGAGGCCGATGGCAGCGCGGATGGCGGCGAGGCGATCATCGCCGTTCACCTTGAAGACCATGCCGGGGATGTCGATTTCGACGACTTCGCGTCCGTTGACGATCAGCTTGTAATAGCTGCAGCTCGCCTTGAACTTGTGTTCGGTATCGGATCCGGGCTTGGCATTGCCCATGTCGATTTCCGAATAACGCCCGCGCACGACAGCTTCGACGGGGATCACGCCGCCGGTATCGTCGGCCTGATAGGCGCCGGCAAAGCGCAGCAGCTTGCCGTCATGAGTGATGGCGCCAAAGCCCGCGATCGCGCCCGCGACGATGCCGCCGAGCGTGAATTCCAGCTCCAGCTTTTCCTGCCCCATGTCGATATCCAGCTCGCCGTCCATGCCGGCGGCGCGAAAGCCCTCCATCTTGCGCGAGAGCTTGGGCAGCGTGACCTCGGTCGCGATGCCGAGATAGCTCGCGCCGTCGTCGAAGAGGTTCATATTCTTGAGCTTGGAGGCGAGGCCCATGGCCGGATCCTTTCAGTGCGTGAAACGGGGGAGCGGGATCAGGCGGCGTTCGCCAGATCGCCATAATAGCGGTCGGTGATGCGCTGGTTCAGCGTCAGCTCCTCCGCCGGGGCGCAGGGCGTATAGTCGTAATCGACCGTGATCTTACCGGCGGCGAGCTGCGCCGCGGGGTTCAGTTCGGGGTCGATCCACGCGCGACCGCCGATCAGGCTCCCCTGCGCGACAAGCTGGCGCAGGCGGGCGTTGATCGTTTCCTCGATATCGCGGAACAGCGACTTGGTGATCGGCTTGTCGATCGCCCACAGCAGCCCGGCGGCAATCTCGTCCTGAATAACCTGCGCGGTGCGGACGGTGCTTTCGAAAGCGAAGATCGGTTCGTCGGAACAGGTGCGGTTGCCCCAGAAGCGGAAGCCATTGACGCGGATCACCGTCGTGATGTCGGCGGCGTTGAGCAGCCCGGCATCATTGTCGGCGCCGTGCAGATCGAAGAAGACCGGGACCGACAGTCCGGTGACGCCGTTCATCGCGACGTTCGAGAGCGTCTTGTGCCAGCCGAATTCATTATCGATCAGGCAGCGCATGCCCATGGCGCGCGCCACCAGGTCACCGGTGAACGCCGCCGAGGTGTTCGGCCAGAGCAGCATCAGCTCGCGCGCGCTGAAATTGGCGCGATACAGCACCGCCTCGGCCACGTCGTCGCCGATCGCGGCGGCATAGGCGAAACCGCGCAGCTTGGCGGCGATCTCTTCCAGCTTCGTCGCCACGACCTGCGTATCGAGGCCGGGCGCCCCAAGGATGCGCGGGCGCACCCCGAGCTGGACTTCGGCGCCGAGCAGCTGATCGAGCGCGGCAGTGACCGCATCGTCGAGGTCTTCGGGTGCGGCGGGTTCGGCGATGCGGATCACGACGGCGACCGGATTGGTCTGATCGGCGATCGCGGCCAGCGCGGGAGCGAGCGTCCCGGTGCTGCCCGCCTTGGCGACGGCGGCGCGCACGTCGGTGACCAGCACCAGCTCGCCCTCGGGGAAAGCGGCGTCGAGCGCGTCTTCGGCAGGGCCGGCGACGGCGCCGGCGGTGGCGACAAGGCCGATGATGGCAAGGCTGGACGCGACGATGGCGCGGGTGCCGGTGACGGGTTCGTTGAGCTTGATTCCATGCATGGCGCGATTCCTATGCAGTCAGGGGGATGGCGAGGCGGGTGAAGCTGTTAGCGCCGGCGGGGCGGTCGGTTCGATATCCCTCGATATCGAGCGCGACCCGGCCATCGGCGCCGGTGGTCGAAAAGTTGACGCGGGTCAGGCGGATGCGCGGTTCCCAGCGCGCAATGGCATCGGCCGAGGCGGCGAGCATGAGCAGGCGGGTCGCGGCGTTGATCGGGCGGTCGATCAGTTCGAACAGCATCGACCCATAGTCGCGCAGCATGACGCGGGTGCCGACCGGCGTGGTCAGGATATCGCCGATCGACTGAGCCAGATGCGCGTCGCCGTCGAGCGGGGCGCCGGTGGAGCGATCCATGCCGAGCATGGCGGCGACACTGGCGCCGTCCGCGCGCGGCGCGCCAGTGGTTGCTCCTGTATATCGCGCTTATACAGGAGCGGTGCGTTGCAAAGGATCCTAGACGGGCGGTCCCGACTGCCCGCCGCCCGGCTGAACGGCGCTGTGCTTGTGGCTCTTGAGCGATTTGCCGCCGCCGATCACGTCGTCTTCGGCGGTCAGCTTGCCGGTCACGGTCACGTCGCCGTCGATAGCGACGTTGCCGGTGATGGTCACCTGGTCGGCGGTGATGTCAGCGGTCGATCCGCCGGGGAGCTGCGCGGTCAGGCGATGCGCCTCGGGGTCATAGGCGATGCGCGCGCCATCGGCGAATTCGATCAGCTCTTCGGCGCTGTTGCCCGCCGGCGCGAACGCATCGCTCGGGATCCCGCGCAGGACGAGGCCCCCGCCCAGCTCGCCGTCCATGCAGATCAGCAGCACCTGTTCGCCCGCGCTGGGCGGCGACCAGATGCGCGTCGCGCCCATACGCCCTTCGATCCAGCGCAGCGGCGGGGTTTCGATATCGCCGGTTTCGACGATGCAGCGCGCGGCGGCGAGATCCACCGACTTGACGGTGCCGATCTGGATCAGGCCAGAGGGGTCGAAATCATCCTCGTCGGTGCGCGCGCGCATCATTCGGCGGTGCCTTCCTCTTCAACCGGCGGCGCAATGATCACGCCAAGGTCGATCTTGGCCGCGACGCCGCGCGCAACCTCTGCCACGCGCTCGGCCGTTTTTTTGCGGTCGCATTTGCCCGCCGCAGTCACCACCGCGCGCACGTCGCGGCGGTGAACGATATCGCCCGCGGTGAAGGTGACGGGAACGGTGCCGGTCTTGGCGTTGAAGCGGCCGATGGAGCTGGTGAGTTCGGTCATCGTGCGGATCCTTTATGCGACGGGGGGAACGGGCCAGTCGGCGGGTGCGCCGTCTGTGATCGAGAGGGGCAGATCGCGCAGCGTCTGCCGATATTCGGCCCATCGCGCGCGCAGTTCCGCGTCCATGTCGACGTCGGGCAATTGCGTATAGTCGCTGTCGCGCAAGAGCTGGTCGCGGCGCGCGCGCACGAGCGCGAGCGCGATTTCAGGTTCGGGCGCAACCGGGGCGACCATGGGCTTGCCGTCCGGCCCGGCAACGATCGCCAAACCCGGCTCCAGCGCGTCGAGCGCGGCGGTGCGCTCGGCCTCGCTGACCTCGATCGCGTCGGCGGGGACGCTGCTGTGAACACGGCGATCGTAGAAGCCGCAGGTGGAAGGGGAGAATAGGAGCATGGTCGTTACTTCCCGATGACGTGGTAAGGGAGCGATCCGCTGATGTCGCCGGCTTGATAGATGGAGAAGCCGGAGATGGTGGAGCTGGCGAGCAGCGTGTTCTGCTGCGACGCGGTGCCGATCTGGTCGATCGTCGGAAAGACGGGCGTCGGCACGGTATCGAAGCTGATCGGATAGGTGACGTTGCTGTAGCTATCCATGCTGACGCTCACCCGGCCCCAGATGATCTTGAGGCCATTCGAAAAGGCGATGTACCCATTCTGCAGCACGCTCGCCGCGGCGATCTGAAGAAAATCGCTCGCCTGCAGCCCGTCGAGAAGATCGGCATTGAGGCCGCTGCCCGGGCCGTCGACCGTGAGCAGGCGCGACAGGATTTCAGCGGCGGAAAAGGTCGCGGCGGGCAGGAAATAACTTGCGTGGAAGCCGTCGAGCAGGTCCGCGTCGAGGCCGCTGCCCGAACCGTCGTTGCCGGCATGCCATGCGGCGTTGCCGCCGATCGAGACGGACGTCGAGAAGTAGCCGGACCGAATCCGCGCGCCTGACGAACCGATGTCGTAGGTGTCAGAGGCAAGCGGCTTAAAGTGGCCGGACTGGTCGATAGTCCAGCGAAATGCGCCGTTGGTGCCGAAGCCCAACTCCCCGGCGACCTCGTTCATGATATGGAGATTGTCAGCTGAGGCGCCGTAGCCAAAGAACGCCTTACGGCCTGTCGCGTCAGCAAGGCCCAGATAGCTGTTCCCGGTTCCGCGCGCGTTCGTCGATTCCAGCGTCATAATCTGGCCAGAGCCTGATTTGACATGAAGGCGCACACCCGGCGATGTCGTGCCAATGCCTACGCCGCCGCCGACCGTGATTGTCACGGCAGTCGCGTCGTTAGCACCCAACTGCAAACCCATGCCTCCGCGACCGGAAAGAATGAGATTAGTAGCGGCTGTAGCCAAATAGCCGGCGCCGCTGGCGCCGACCACCGAAACCGTCGCGTTCTGGCTACCGTCTCCGATCTGCAACGTACGGCCAAAGATCGCCGTGATGTTACTCGTTCCGATACCGACGTCGCCGCCCGTATGACAATATAACGTCGGAGATCCGCCGTTCAGACGGAGCGCAAAAGCGTTGCTGCCCGCCGTGCCATCCTGCCCGAGCGACCAGTCGCCGACACCGTTACGCTTGAATACCATCCTCGGGATTTGGCTGCCCGCGATCTGGAGTGTCCCATCGGCAGAGAAGCGTGCGACATCCAAACCGTCGCTCACGCCGTTGCGACCCCAGTAAATGGAGAACGCATCAACGCCCGGCGCCTGACCGATGCACCAATTGCTTATCGTGTTCTGCGTGAACGAGAGCATCGCACCGTTGAGGCCGGCGGCGGCGGTGTTTGCGATATCGGCAAGGATGCCGCGTGGCGGATTCGAACTACCGACGTTCAAGAGATAATTGGCCGTAGCGCCGTTCAAAGTGACCTTGCCGTCTGCCCCGATGCGCATGCGCTCGGTGCCGGCGGTCGAAATGCCCAGTGCGTTCGCGGCGGCGCGAAAAAGGCCGACATCGGTGTCGGCGTTCCAGAACAGGCCCGGTGCGGCAGCATTGCCATCGACAACGCCGACCGAGACGTTGACCACGGTGCCCCCGGTGATCGCCACCGCATTGGCATTCTGGTTCGCCATGGTGCCGTGCGAATGGCCAGCGAGCGCGAAGGCGCTGGCGTGAAGCCCGTCGAGCAGATCGGCGTCGAGGCCGCTGCCCGCGCCATCCTGCGACAGCAGCCAGCCCAGCATCGATTGCTTGCCCACATAGGGGGTGAGGACGCGGCTGTTGTCGCTGCCCGCCTGCCCCTCGGCCGTTGTTGCCAGCTCGACCAGGCCGAGGATCTCGGTCGTCGCGGGCGGTAGGACGAAATTGGTGTCGCCGAATTCGATCATCGTCGCGTCGATGTCGGCAAAGGCAATGTCGGCCGCGAGCAGCATCATCGATTCGGCGGTCTTGTTCAGAATCGCGCCCGCCTGCCCATAGAGGGCGAACAGGGTGCCATCGGCCAGATAGAGCGCAAAGCCGCGCATCGTATAGGCGTCGGTCGTCACGTCGCTGGCGGTGACGTGGATCGCGTCGTCGGCGACGACGACCCCGGCGACCGAGGCGATGCGCTTGATTTCGCCGGGCAAGGCGACCTGCGCAGGATCCGCGGCAAAGGCGGTCGCGGTGATGCCGAGCTGGGTGATGGTAACGGCGTTGGTCCCGGTGTTGGCGGCGTTGACCAGCGCGGCGCGCCCGGCGTTGGTGACGATGATGGTGATGGCCATGGCGAACCCTTCAGACGGCGGTGGCGGTAAGGCGGGTGAGCAGGGCGGGCCGCGCGACGGCGGCAAGGCGGACGCCGGCGGTTGCGCTGAGGCCCTGCGTGAAAGTGAAATGCGAGCGCACCGGCTTGGTGCGCGTCACTTCGGCGATGATGTCGTCGATATAGCTGGCGGGCAGCGGCCCCAGCCCGCCGCCGACCGTGAGCGTGATGGTGAAGGTATGCGGATCCGCGGGCGGATCATATTGCCACCATTCCTTGAGGACGAGCGACCCGCCGAAACTGTCGACCACGTCGAAGACGCTCTTCGCCGTCCCCTTGCGGCGCTGGATCGCGATCGCGGAGGCGACGCGCTGGCGGCGCACCGGCTCCGGCCAGCGATTGTCCCAGCTGTCCATCGACAGGCCCCATGCGAGCCATGGCAGCATGTCGGCGGGGCAAGTCGCAGGGTTCCACAGACGGGTCGGCAGATCGACGTCGATATCGCCGACGCGCGCCGTCGCCTGTTCGATTGCGCGTTCGAGCGCCGTCGAGGTCGGCGGCAGGATCGATGGCCGGTCGGTCATTCACCCGTCCCGGCATGGGTCAACGTGATCGCGGTGCAATTTGACGCCTGCGTCCGCGACAGCTCGACATCGGCGGCGGGGCTGATCAGCGTCACCTTGCTCACGCCCTCGGCATGGAGCGCGGCGAAGATCGCCGATCGCACGATATCGCGGCCGAGGCGTTTCGACTGTTCCCGATAATCGGCGACGCGCGCCTCCGCCTCGGCGATGACAATCGTGCTGTCGGGACCGGCGAAGGTCTCGATTTCGGCCTCGATCGCAAAGTCGATGATCTCGGCACCCTGCACGGTGACATGATCGGTCAGCGGGCGCACGTCGTCGGCGCTGACCGCCGCTTCGACGGTGGCGAGCAGCTCGGGCGGCGCGGTGCCGTCGCCGGTGCGCGACAGGACGGTGACGACGACCTCGCCCGGCGTCGGCGAGGTGGCCGATGCGTCAAGGACATCGGGATCCGCCGACAGGGCGTGAAAGATATAAGCCCCCTCGGGACCGGCGACCGAATAGCCCTCGGGCGCGAGGATGATGCGCCGGCGAAAGTCGGCGTCCGATTCCATCACCGCCGGGGTGCCGGTCAGCGGATCGGCGGGCGTTATTTCGAGGCGATAGGCGCCGAGCAGCGCGCCGAGATTGTCGAGATCGGCGCCGACCGCAAAGGCGACCAGGCATCCCCTCGCCCGCTCATTGAATGTCGCGCGCAGCAGCAGCTCGCGATAGGCGCAAACCTCCAGCAGCTTTTGCACCGGGTCCGATTCGACCGCAGCCGAAAAATCGGGGAAGCGATCGAGCATGTCAGCGCGCAGCGCGGCGAGGATCGCCGCATAGTCGAGCTGCTCGACGATCTGCGGCGCCGGAAGCCGGGAAAGGTCGATTGCGGTGGCGGAGGTTGCGGACATGCCGCCATGGATCGCCCGCAGCGATCAAGGCGCAACGGGCTGCTCCTGTATAAGCGGGTTATACAGGAGTGGGCTTGAAACCCAGCGCATCGCCAACATATCTGCAGCGGAGGAGATCCATAATGCCAAAGCGCGGTTCGAAGGAAGATCTAGCAAAGGTTCGCAGCATTCTCCTGCGCGAAGTCGCAGCAGGGGCCTCATACGAGGAGGCTTTCAGAACCGCCTATGCGGAAGACCCTGATTCCTATCGACGTGCCGCTGGGATGAAGGCGCGCGCAAAATCGCGATAGCGCTCAGGCGTCCACGCCGTCCAGCACAGCTGCCAGCACGGCGTCTTCATCGACTGCGCTAAAGCCGAGCAGCTCGCGCGCCGGGTAGCGGACTTGCGGGGCGCCGCGGAAACGGGCGACGCGGTCGCGCAGGCCGAAATGGTGAACCTCGGCGGTGCGGGCGACCTTGGGCGCGAAGCGCAGCTCCACCTGGTCGGCCGTCGCATCGACGGTCATGTTGCGCGCCAGCTTGATCTTGGGGAACATGCGACCCTTGTTGCGGACGCGATCCTTTTTCCGGTCGCGCAGCGGGCGCTTCTTGCGCGGCTCCATCGCCGAGCCGTCCGGCTGGACATTCGCGGCGATGCGCGCGGCGTTGACGCGGCGGAGGGCGATGCCGATCTTGCGCGCGATCTTGCGCATATTGCCGTCGCCGAAGCGTTCGGCGATCGCCGCGACCCAAGGCGCGAGCTGGTCGAAATTGTCGCTCATGGCGCATCAAGCGGCACGAGCCGTTCATCCTTCCACCAGATTTCCTTAAGCGGCACCGGCGGCTGCGGGGCGAATTCGTCGGGGAAGCATTCGGGTTCCTCGACAATCTGCATGTCCCAGCCGGTACCATCCTCCCTGTCGACGCGGCGCACCGCCTCGGTCAGATCGAGGTCGATCGACAGGTCGATCGCGTCGTTGGTCATGATGTCGGCTTCGAAGCTATAGCCGGGCGCCGCCTGACTGGCGACCAGATCAGGCTGATATCGGCGCAGCCATTCGTTGAGCAGCGCGAAGATGATCAGCGGCGCATGCGTCCAGTCGATGACGACGATGTTGAGCCGATAGGCGATTTCGAACGAAAAGCTGTCGGTCTGGCGGGTGCGGACGCCACCCTTGTCGATCCACATGCGCAGCCGCTCGGGATCGCGGGCCAGCTCGGGCAGGCTGGCGGCGAGCATGGCGCGAATGGCGGCGGGCTTGAGCATCAGGGCGCCACGGCTTCCGCCGCCGATGCAGGCGCCGGGCTAGTCGGCACGGCGGCGGCGGCGGTCACGAAGCCGATCAGCGCCTCTAGCTGGGCGAAGGCATCGGCAGTGCGGGTAAGGTCGGCGACAGGAACGATGGCCGTTCCGGCATCGTACACAGATCCGGCGGGCATGGCGGCAGGGCAGGACAGACCGGTTTCGCCGGAGCGACCCGGATCGGCTCGATCGGCTTCAGGCCGCAGCCACTGAGCAAGCAGAGCGCGATTGCGCTCGCGAAGGATTTCATTCGCATGTTGGGCCTCCTGATATTGGTCGCGCCACTTCGTTTCGACGTCGACCTTGTTGGCGTTCGCTAGATCCTGCGCGCCGAGCGCCGCGGCGGCGACGCGTTCCTTGGTCTTGGTGTGGGCATCGCGCTCGGCCTGCAGCGACGTGCGCAGCGTGTCGCGCGCGCCATCGATCGACCAGGCGGACCACCAGCCGCCGATCGCCGCGATGGCGAGGACCGCGACAAGCAGGCGCACAGGGCGTTCGGTGAGCCAGTCAACGAGATTGACGAGCCAGAGCAGCGGGCGCCCCTTGAGCGCGACCGACAGGCCGATGAAGGCGACGGCGCCGCCAAGCGACGCGAGGGTGCCGAACGAAAACATCAGCCGAGCGCCCCGATGCGGCCATCGACCCAGCCGGGCATGAAATCCTCGAACTTCGTCCCGCCCTTCGCCAGCCCGTAATAGTGCATGAACTGCAGGCCGTTGAGCGCCCTCAGCATCAGGCGGCGCGCGCCGGAATCGCCGCGCTTGCGGCGAAGCGCCTGAAAGGCAGCGATCGAGCCGCGGCCGATGATGCCGTCTTCGGCGATGTCGGCATAGTCGACGCCGCGGCGGTTGAGGACGTTGAGCGCCTGCTGAAACCACAAGGCGGCGCGCTTCTGACCGGCGTTGACGCCGCTGTCGATCACTTCCTCGGCAACCGCCGGGTCGATTTCGGCGATTCCGAGGAAACCCGGCTTCACGATATATTCGCGGTAGTAGATATCGCGCGCCTGATCGCGCGTCAGGTTCCGCATGTCGCCGACGAAGCCATTGGCGCGCGCGACGTTCAGCGTGATGCCGAAATTGGTGGCGCCGCCGGGATCGGAGGGATGGTTCACATAGCCGCCCTCGCGCGCGAGGATGCCGTCTATCATGGTCGCAATCTGCGGGTTCATGGCCTGTCTCCCTTTTGGTGGCTGCGGAGCTGCGAATAGAGGCCGAGCGGGCGTTCGCCGCCGCGGCGAAGCTGGCAATTGTGCCAGACGGCCTTCACGCCCGCGCCGACCGAGAAGATCGACGCGAGCAGGACAAGGATGAGGATAGGGGTCGGAAGATCAGCCATAGCCATTGCCTCCATTGGAGTTGTCGCCCCCCGAAAGCGTGCCGCCGGGCGCATCGGGCAGGCCGAGCCGCTGGCGGAAAAGCCACTGCACCCCGTCGAGCAGCATCGTGAAGCCGACCGCGCCCAGCGCCATGCTGATCAGCACCGACAGGATCGGTTCGGCCTGCCGATGAACGGTGATGGCGATCGCGATCGTCGCGAAGGCGGGCAGCGCGGACAGTTCGGCATAGGCGAGCCAGCGGCGCCGGCGGCGCCAGTGGGCGGCAAGCACCGGATCGCTCGGCGGGTCGGGCGCCATCTTCCACAACAGGACGCCCAGCTTGCCGCCCACGACCGTCGCCCCCGCGAGCAGCGAGCAGAACCACCAGAAAAGAAAATCACGCCAGTCGGTCACTTGCTTCAGCTCCACAGTTGGACAGTTTCGAGCATGCGGGGCGAAGGCGAGCGCGCGGGCAGGATGACCGCTGCGCCCTCCGGCAGCACGACGCTGGTCAGTCGTGGATTCAGGGCAAGCACATGCTCGATCGCATCGGCTGAGCCGAGGGTGCGCCAGCAAAGGTGATCGAGGGTTTCGCCGCCGATGGCAGGTTCGATGGTGGTGAGGTCTGCCATCAGATCAGCTCCACCGCGACGCGCGTGGTGCCGAGCATGTCGCGCACGGCATGCAGGCCGATGCGCTTCATTTCGGCGGCGACCTGCGGCTCTTCCTCGATCCGATCGGCTTCGTCGTTGGTGGCCGAGCTGTCGCGCGCCATGTCGGCCAGTTCGGCAGCGGCATAGAATCGCACGGCGCGGACGAAGAGCAGCGAGAGGCGGTGCTGTTCGTCGATCTGTTCGTCGGGTCGAACGTCGGCGAGCGCGGCGGCGCCGCCCGCCACCCACGTTGCCTTCCACGCCGCAAGCTGCATCGTGACGGTCAGGATCGCGCCGCGCAGCGCTTCGACCAGGCGCGGGTGCGGCACTTCGCCGCGCAGGCGCATCGCGTCGCGAACCATGTTGACGTCGATGTCGGGAAACCAGCCATCGGCCTTGACCGTCGCCGCGGGGGGCGATTGCGGGGCGGGCGGGTTCGCCACAAAGCCGGTCATGACAGGCGGTCTCCAAATCAAAGTGCGGGGGTGAGGAGCGCATAACCGGAGGCGGGTAATCCGACCGGTTCACGCACCGCCCCCGCGGCGCCGTGGGGCGTCAGGTAGGGGGCGCGAGCTTCTTCAGTTCGCGCTCCAGCTTTTCGATGTCCTTTTTCACGCCCACCTTGTCGTCGAGCGTGACCGCGCGGCGCAGCGCCGTAAGCGCGGCTTCCATGATCGCGGGCTTGCCGCCGGCGGGCGCGTTGTCCGATTCGGAGTCGAAGGCCTCGGCTTCGGCCGCGAGCTTGCAGCCGATCGCGCGCTGCAGCTTGGCGCGCACTTCGTCGGGCATGTCCTGTTCGGCGGTCAGGATATCGGTCGCGACCAAGGTGCCATGATCAACCGCATCGATATCCTTGATGCTGGCGTCGGCGACTTCCTCGGCGATCACCGTTCCCGCGGTGCGCTTCACGAAGCGTTCGAGCGAAACGCCATGGGCAAGGACATGCGCGCCAATCTGCAGCGCATAGGTCCAATCCTGAATGTCGAGGCTCCAGATCAGCATCGCGGCGACGATGTCATCCTGCGCCGCCTTGCCATCGGCGCCGGCGCGCAGCGCGCCGTCGACCCAATCCTTGTATCGCTCGATCATCCCGCGCTTGGCGTCGATCTTGCGCTCGATCGACTGGATATTGTGGAGCGTGTGCAGATCCGCGCCCAGCACTTCGAGCAGCGCGGCATAGTCGGGATCGAGCGATTCGGGCGTCGCGGCGGGCGCGGCCTTGGCAGCTGCGGCGGCAACGCGGCCTGCGGCGTGGCGGGCGAGATGGCGGGAAACGAGGCTCATGCGGTGGCTCCATGAAAGTGGGGAAGGTTCGGGCGACCCTCCCCCGTTTTTCGTGGCTCCCCCATGGGCCGGCTCGCCCGCCAGCCCATGGGATCAACACCGTCCGGGGGTGTTATTCCGGGCGTCAGGGCTTCTTGCCGATGACGATGTTTTCGACGAAGGCGGTGATGTCGTAGTCTTCGACGACATAGGCTTCGTTGACGCTCTCGTAGTTGGCGATCCGGTTCTTTTCCGGTTCATCCTTCAGGAAGCGGCGGCGGGTGCCCTCCTGATAATAGATCGACAGATTCTTGAGCGTCGTGATCAGGATGGCATTGGCCGGGAAGAAGGGAACGCGGACAGCCGGCAGACCGCCGAGCTGCTTTTCGGAACGCAGGATGCGATCCGCCGCCTCGATCTCGGTCGCCTTGTCGCCGGTGGCATTGACGATGTTGAAATATTTTTCGTCGACCAGGTCATGCCCGACGACGACGACCAGATCGGTGTCACCGCGGCGCCATTCGGGGATCATCTTCTTGGCGTCGAGGACAAGCGCGTCGAGGTTCTGGTAATCGACTTCGACGCCGACTTCGCCGGGCGCAACATAGATCGCCTTGGCGGGCGCAACCGAAAGATCGCCATCGTCGAGGACATGCGCCGCCGCGTAGGTGCGGATCTTGTGCAGCCAGCCTTCGTTGACGTCTTCGAGATTGGGATTGGCAACCCGATCGGTGTCGTCGGCCGCTTCGATTCCGTGCCAGCCGATCATGATGCGATCGCGGCCCTGCTGCTTCGCGATGGCGTCGCGCAAGAGCGTCTGGAAGTCGGGCTTGTGGCGCCAAGCGTCGAGCTTCGAATATTTCAGCGAATAGTCGTAGTCGGTCTGGTAGCAGATATAGCGCCCCTTATCGCCGGTATCGGTCGGATCGCCCGGATCGCGACGCCCGGCGCCGCTGGTGTCGGTGCGACCCGCCATGGTGCGCGTGACGCCGACGCCGACCTTGTCGCCCATCTGCTGGATGACCGGCTCAATATTGATCTGCTGCAGGAACTCGCTGCCGTGCTTGATCACTTCTTCGAGCTTCTGTTCGACCGCCGGATCGACGGTGAACTGGGTAAGGGCGGATTCGACGTGGTTGAGTTCGGCGACGCGGGTCAGAAAGGTGGTGAAGAGCAGGCGGGTGCGATTCTGCATGACTTTGTTCCTTGGCGGCAGAGACGGTGCGGGTTGGTCTGGGTCAGCAGTCGGTCTGGACCATCTGCTCGGTGACGCCGGTCGAAATCGGGCGGCTGAGATGGCCGTTCTGCGGCGTGGCGTTGATCTGGTCGCGCAGCGTCTCGACCTCGCCGCGGATGCTGGTCAGCGACTGGGTGGTGCTGGTCGCGAGCTTGTCGATCGCGCCGGCCATCTGGCCGACCGCGAGCGCGATGGCGGCGACTTCGCCGCCGGCGGCGGGCTGCTGCGCCTCCTGTTGCCCGGCGGGCGGGGTGGTGAGCTGCTGCTGCGGCTGCTGCGAGGGCGGATTGAAGCGTTCGAGCAGGCCCTTGATGGCGCCGAAGACGCCGGTGGGATCGGCGTTCGGTGCGTCGTCGAGCAGCTCGATCGTGGTTTCGGTCGCGACCGAGAAATGATTTCCGGGCTGCTGCTTGAAGCGGGCGAGCGGGCTATTGGCGCCGAGCTTGGCCGAAAATTCCAGCATTTCGGTACCGAGCGATGCGGGCGTGTCGGTGACCGCGAGGCCCATCAGATAGGCCTTGCCGGTGTCGGCGAAGCTCGGGTTGACCTCGATCGAGGTGTAGAGCTTTTGCCCCTTGCGCACGAGTTCGACCAGCGGATCGAGCGCCTCGATCTCCGCGAACAGCGCGAGGCGCTTTTCGGTCTTGCCGCCGAGCGCGATGTCCACCGTCTCGGTCTTGACCGACAGGATGTCGCCATAGGCGCCGAAGGGCGAGTTGTTGTTGCCGAGCGGCGCGATGCCGCGGATATGTTCGAGGTTCACGCGCGCCGCATAGGTGGTGCGGTTATAGGTCGCGGCCATTTCCTCCAGCCATTTCCGGTCGATCGTGCGACCGTCGACGGTGGCGCCTTCGACGGCGACGCGGAAGAATTTCGACTTGGTCATGACAGGCTCCGGGCTGGCGTGGTGCGGTTGATCCCGTGTTCACCACTGCCGCGCGCGAAGCCGCAACGACTTGCTCCTGTATAAGCGCGTTATACAGGAGCAGGAGGGAGGATGGATTGCCCGCCGCGCATAGTTTGCGCGGGCCATGGCCCCTCCGCCGCCCATCTTCATCCCGCCAGAGACGGCAACCGCGATCCGACCGCCGGAGGTGTCACCGACGCCGCCGCGGCGTCGTGCGCGTTCGCTCTATTGGCAAGGCTGGACGATCACGCAGATCGCCGAAGAGCTGGACATTCCGGGCAGCACGATCGCGAGCTGGAAGGGCCGCGACAAATGGGACGAGGCGAGCAGCGTCCAGAAGTGCGAAGATCATGTCGAATGCCGCCTTGGCCAGCTGCTCGCCAAGGAAAAGAAGACCGGCCATGATTTCAAGGAAATCGACCTTCTGTGGCGCGGGCTGGAAAAGGCGGCGCGGATCCGCAAGTTCGAGCGCGGCGGCAATGAAGTCGATCTGAACCCGAAGGTCGCGAACCGCAATTCGCCCGAGGTCCGCGAAAAGAAGAGCAAGGCCAAGAACCTGATCGACCGCGACGGGCTGGCCCAGCTCGAGGCGGCGTTCCACCGCGACAACTTCCTGTATCAGGAGACGTGGTGGGCGAACGTCAGCCGGCGGACGCGCTTCATCCTGAAGAGCCGCCAGATCGGCGCGACATGGTATTTCGCGCGCGAGGCGCTGCTGTGGGGCCTGAAGACCGGCAACAACCAGATATTCCTGTCGGCGAGCCGCAACCAGGCGAATATATTCCGCCAGTATATCGTGCAGTGGGTGCAGGAAGTCCTCGGCCTGTCGCTGAAGGGCAATCCGCTGGTGATCCAGCGCGGCGAGGACGAGAATGGCGAGCCGTTGCCGCCGTTCGAGATGCACTTCCTCGGCACGAATTTCCGCACCGCGCAGGGCTATCACGGCGATATCTATGTCGACGAAGCTTTCTGGATCTTCGGCTTCGAGCAGCTCAACAAGGTCGCGCAGGCGATGGCGACGCACAAGCGTTACCGCCGCACCTATTTCTCGACGCCCAGCGTCCTCGCGCACGAAGCTTATCCGCTGTGGTCGGGCGAGCGGTTCAACCGGCGCCGGGCGAAGGCCGACAAGGTCAAGATCGATATCGGCCACGACGCGCTGAGGCATGGCGCCGAAGGCCCCGACCGCATCTGGCGCAACATCGTCACGATCGACGACGCGATCGCGGGTGGGCTGGGCGAGCTGGTCGATCGCGACGAGCTGGAGTTCGAACATTCGCTCGACGAATTTGACCTCCTCTTCCTGTGCCACTTCCTCGACGATACGCAGTCGGTCTTCCCCTTCCAGATGATGCGCCGCTGCGGCGTCGATGTCTTCGACGCGTGGAAGGATTTCAACGAGTTCGGCCAGCGCCCGTTCGGCGACGGCGAATGCTGGATCGGTTACGATCCCAACGGCGAGAGCGGCAACGGCGACGAAGCCGGGCTCGCCGTCCTCGCCCCGCCTGCCAAGCCCGGCGGCAAGTTCCGCATCCTTGAGCGCAAGCGGTTTCGCGGGAAGGATTATCAGGAGCAGGCGGCGGCGATCCGCGCCATGTGCGCCCGCTATCACGTCACGCATATCGCGATCGACACCACCGGCGTCGGCAGCGCGGTCTATAGCCTGGTCAGCGCGTGGTTCCCGAACACGCGCGCGATCCGGTACACGCCCGAGACCAAGGCCATGATGGTGTTCAAGGCCAAGAAGGTCATCGCCGACGGCCGACTGCAGTTCGCTGCGCATTGGACCGACATCGTCAACAGCTTCATGGCGATCCGCCCCAAAGTTACGCGCGGCGGCAAGACCATCACCTTCGTCGCCAGCCGTTCCGGCGACACCGGCCACGCCGACCTTGCGTGGGCCGTCATGCATGCCCTGTTCAACGAAGCGCTCGACCCTGAAGCGGTCGCGGCGCGCAGCACCGTGGAGATTTGCTGATGACCGAAGACCAGACCAAGGCCGCTCCCGGCGGCGTCGAAGCGTTCACCTTCGGCGAACCGGAAAGCGTCCTCGATCGCAGCGAATTCCTGCTGATGCTGGAGGCGGCGGACGCGGGCCGATGGTATTCGCCGCCGATTTCGATGATCGGGCTGGTCAAGGCGCACCGCATGTCGGCGCATCATTCGAGCGCGATCACGCTGAAGCGCAACCTGCTCAGCATGTCGCTCAAGCCCACGCCGCTGCTAGCGCATGCCGAGTTCGAAAAACTGGTCACCAACTATCTGGCGACGGGCAACGCCTATCTGGAGCGGATCGACAATATCGCCGGGCGCGCGCTGCGCCTGAAGAACAGCCCGGCGATCCACACGCGCGTCGGCAAGGAGCCGGGGCAGTTCTTCTTCAACCAGCCCGGCAAGCCCGACCATGAATTCAAGCGCGGATCCATCTGCCACCTGCTCGAACCCGATCTGGCGCAGGAAATCTATGGCGTCCCCGAATGGTATGCCGCGCTTCAGAGCGGCCTGCTCAACGAAGCCGCAACGCTGTTTCGCCGCCGCTATTACAAGAACGGCAGCCATGCCGGATATATCTTCTATGTCAGCGAGGAAGGGCTGAGCGATCCCGACAGCGAGGCGATCCGCGAGGCGATGCGCCAGTCGAAGGGTCCGGGCAATTTCCGCAACCTCTATCTCCACATCCCGAAGGGGAAGGAAAAGGGCGTCCAGATCCTGCCGATCAGCGAGGTCGCGGCGAAAGACGAATTCGTCGGCATCAAGAATGCGACGCGCGACGATATCCTTGCCGCGCACCGCGTCCCGCCCCAGCTTATCGGCGTGGTGCCGACCAATGCCGCGGGCTTCGGCAGCATATCCGACGCGGCGCGGGTCTATTTCGATCACGAGATCGTGCCGCTGCAGCGCCGCTTCCTGCAGATCAACGAGTTCCTTGGATATGAGGCGATCGCGTTCAACGGCTACGCGCCGAGCAGCGCCGCCGCCTGACCGGATTTCCCGTCGCTGGCGCCGCCGGCGACGGGGGACGGGCTGAGGGAGTCAGCCCGAACCGGCGGTCCTATTATCCGCCATGGCCCCAACAGGATCCGAATCAGGGTCCACCCCGCCGTTGCCGGCGAGGGAACATATAGAGAACATAGAGCCATGGAGTCCAGAGTGCAGCTTTCCCCCGAATACTCGATGTCGCCCGCCCCCAAGGCCAAGCCGGTCGCCCCCTATATCGGCGGCAAGAAGAACCTCGCCGGGCGCCTGGTCGAACGGATCGAGGCCGTTCCGCATCATGTCTATGCCGAGGTGTTCGTTGGCATGGGCGGCGTCTTTCTGCGCCGCAAGCAGCGCCCGAAGGCCGAGGTCATCAACGACTGGTCGCTGGACGTGACCACCTTCTTTCGGATCCTGCAGCATCATTACGTCGCCTTCCTCGACATGCTGCGCTTCCAGATCACGACGCGGGCCGAGTTCGAACGGCTGTCGCGGGTTGACCCGGCGACGCTGACCGACCTGCAGCGCGCGGCGCGCTTTCTGTATCTGCAGCGGGTGGCGTTCGGCGGGAAGGTGCGCGGGCGCAATTTTGGGGTCGATACGGGCCGCTCGGCGCGGTTCGACGTGACGAAGCTGGCACCGATGCTGGAGGATCTGCACGTCCGGCTCGCGCCGGTGACGATCGAGCGCAAGCCGTGGGCCGACTTCATCATGACCTATGACCGCCCCGGCACCCTCTTCTATCTCGACCCGCCCTATTTCGGGTGTGAGCGCGACTATGGCGACGGCATGTTCGCGCGCGAGGAATTCGAGCAGATGGCGACCGTGCTGCGCGGCCTGAAAGGCCGGTTCCTCCTGTCGATCAATGACAAGCCCGAGGTCCGCGCGCTGTTCGACGGCTTTGCCATGGAGGAGGTAAGCTGCCGCTACACGATCGGCGGCACTGCCAAGGCCGGGACGTTCGGCGAGCTGATCATCTCGAACTGATCAGCGCGGGCGCCAGTCCTTATGGCGCAGCTTTTGCAGTAGCTCCTCATAGGCGGCGGGAAGAGGTTTCTCTTTCCGCCGCGCCCTGTTCGAGTGGAAGAACGCGGCCACCTGATTCGCCCATGACAATTCGCGCGGCTGCGCTTCCGGGGGCGGAGGGGGTGCCGCCCTCGCCGGCAGGATCAGCACGTCGTCGCTCGATCGACAGCCGCGGCACCGGAAATGCTCGCGCGCCGATGCAAGGTCGAGTGGCCACCCCTTGGCGGCGAACCGGGCCAGCACTTCGCCCGCGTCCAGCTCCGACGCCCGCGCGCACGTGTAGCACCAGAGGCGCAGGCGCAGGCCGCGCCACGCTATGTCCTCGATCGTCTCGAATCGCCGCGCCAT